CGAAGCGCAGCGGCGGCTCATGTTCGCCGCCGCGGCAAAAAAGGGGGGCGCGGGCGGCGTCCCTCAAAGCGTCGGCAAAGAGTTCGCGAACGCCGACCCCGGCGGCAAGCTGCCGGAGAAGAAAAAGAGCAAGTCGCTCTACCGCGAGAAATCCTGATGGCGTCCCTCACGGTCGCCGACGCCGCATCAAGGGCTGGACCGATGAGCGAAGCCAAGAAGCCGCCGAAACGCTGGAAGCCAAAGACGGCGCAGGCCCCAGCCGCGTACGAGGCCGCACAGGGCGATGAGAGCGAAAGCCGCGACACTGGCGCGCTCTCGCGTCCTTTCAGTTCAGTGAAGGCCGCCGCTGGCCGTCACAATCTCTATCGGCAAAGGTGAAGATCATGGCACGAGGTTCACTCTACGGCGGCGGCGAGCGCGAAGAAAAGAAGCCCGAAAAGCGCGAGGAAAAGAAGCCTGAGAAAAAGGCCGAGGGCGGCGAAGGCGAAATCGGCGAAATGAAGTCGATGCACGAGCGCCACATCGAGGCGACCAAGCACATGCACGAGCGTCACCGCACGGAGCATCGCGACATGCACGGCAACCACAAGGCCGAGCGTGACCAGATGCACTCGCGGCACGTCAAGGAAATGCAGGACATGCAGGCCGCGCAGCAGGCCGAGATGGCCGGCCCGCAGGAAGGTGCGCCTCCCGAAGGCGGCGCTCCCGGCGGCGCTCCGCCTCCCCCCGGAGGCGCGCCTGGCGCTCCCGGCGGCGCACCGGGGATGTGACGATGGGCAAACTCGTCGATATGGAGATGGACGACGAACGGCAGTTGGATCATCCCATGCCGTTCGATCTGCCGGAGCGCGCCCGTTATCCCTATGGGCTGCGCATTTGCCTGTGCGACGAGGAGCTGACGAAACTCGGCCTCGACGCCGATTGCGACGAGGGCGACTACCTCGACATTCGCGCGTTCGCCACCGTGATCTCTGTCCACAAAGAGAACGGAGCGAACCGCGTCGAGTTGCAGCTCGAGAAGATGTCGGTCGAGAATGAGAGCCACGAATCCCCCGACGACGAAAACGAGGAATCATGACATGCCGCACTTCCAGAACCAGCACGAGGACCGCTCGCCCAAGGGCGTGTTCCTGACCGACGAGCAGTTCAACAAGCTGGTGGAGCTTCTGACGCCCGGTCACGACCTCGCGAAGCTCTATATCGCGCAGATCGCCGCCATGCCGGTTGAGCCCCCGCCCCCGCCGAGCGACGCCGGAACCGAGTAATCAACCTACCTGTTTGGAGACGGCCATGCGATTTCCGCGCCTTTGGGTGTTCTTAGTCGCCCTAGTCGCGGCGTCGCCTGCTCTTGCTCAGTCGTCTCTTTTGCAAGCAGGCCCTGTCACGCCCGGCCATCAGCCGATGTATTCCGGCTCCGGCTCTAGTCAGCCCCTTGTGCAGGACGGCGGCGGTTCCGGCGGCGGCGGTCTCAAGGCGAACCCCGGCGAGATTGGGATAACCTCGCGCAGTCCGACCAATACCTATCCTTCCGCTAATTCCGGCCACGGCCCCAACGGCGAACACGCCTGCCTGTATGACGCCCCTACCAACAATGCGACGGGCTACCACTATTTCTGTATGGACCCAAACGCGGCCGGCGGCGGCCTCATGTCCTATGGAAAGGGCGGCCTCGCGACGGCGCTCCCGTTTACGTTCATCCTCAACGGCGTCCCCTACAGCTTTCCGTTCACCGCCGGCTCCGGCGTGGTCGGGCCGAGCACAACTACGGTAGGCGACCTCGCTGTATGGAATAACACGAGTGGGACGCTTCTCGCGGACGGAGGCCCGCTCGTATTCTCGTCCATTCCCGGCAATCTTCCGTCCACGAAAATGCCCGCGCTGACCGGCGACGTCACGTCCACCGCAGGCACAGTGGCGACGACCATTGCGAGCGGCGCGGTCACGTCAGGCAAGATGGCCAGCGGCGCGGCGGCGGCGAACGTGGGGACGCTGACCGGAGACCTTGCTGGCTCAACTCTTCCGGCGACCACGATCTCGGCCGGCGCTGTGACGGGATCGAAGATTGCCGCCAACACAATTGGCGACGGCAATATCGCCGCCAATGCAATAGCCTACGACAGTCTGGCCCAATCCGCTGGAAACACAGTGGTCGGCAACGCCTCCGGCGTGACGGCGAACAAGGCCGACGTGTCGGTGCCCTCGTGCTCGTCATCTTCCCAGTTACTTCAATGGGTCACAAACGTTGGGTTTCAGTGCGCGAGCATCCCAAACGGCTTTATCACGCCCTGGGCGATCACCGGCGGACTTCCTTCGGGCATGTCGGGGACTAGCACCACCGCCGTCATGACGATCTCCGCTCTCTCGGCGGCGGACCAAAGCAACACCGTTTATATCGGCTGGACCCTCTCGAAGTCGTGGACCGTGACCAACGGCAACGCGATCAACGGCTCGGCCGATGGAACGACGCTGACGGCGTCGGCGACGTATCACATGTACGACTGCCACGGCACATCAGGCGACGGCTCCTACGCCTCGCGCACCGCGCCGGGAACGTTCCTGCCGGCTAACTGCCCATCCGGTTATCAGGCCTACACGCGTCGGATATTCAGCTTCACGACGAGCGGAGCGGGCGCGCCGAATCCATACACCGCCGACGAGGTGGCGGGCGGCTCGGTACAGGCGTGGCTCACGACGCCGGTCCTCGACATCAATGGGTTGACGCCGACGACGACGCGGACGCTGTATGCATTAAGCACGCCGACCGGCGTTAAGAACACCTGGACGGGGCGATTCACGCCGCCCGGAGCGGCGTCGGGGGCGTGTAATCTAGTCTCCCCCGACGAACCGGACCTCGCGCCGTCGCCGACGACCAACGCGGGCGCCGACGTGTCGGCGGGCAGCGTAGAGCTAGCATTTCACATGCCGCTCACCGACGCATCCGCGCATCTCGGCGTCCGATGTGCGACTGCCGGATCGAGCATGAACTTGTCGACGGCGGGTTGGGTCGATTTCCGACGTAGCTGAGGTCAATTGCATTTGGGGATAGCGTGCCCAAGCCAAAGATAGCGGACGCCGCGGCGTTCATCTGACGACCGTTATCCGCGCCTATGGTGGTCACAATGGGAATCACTTCAAACGACGTAGCAAACCAGTCGCTTGCCTTGATTGGCGACAATTTGCCGCCCGTTTTAGGCCAGGCTCCGACGTTCGACTCGTCCGCCGCCGGGCAAGCTCTCTCACGCCTCTACCTGCCATGCTACCAGACCGTCGCCAAGCAGCACGGCTGGGATTTCGCGCGCAGTGTGTTCACGCTGGCGCTGACCGGCAACCCCCCGCCGTTGGGTTGGGCCTACGAATATGTCTATCCGGCCGCCGCCATCGAAGTGATGCAGGTGCAACCGCCCGCGCTCGCCGATCCGAATAACCCGCTGCCGCAGAATTGGTCTATCGGCAACACGACGGTCGCAAGCGTGCAGACCAAGGTGATCTGGTCGAGCCTCGCAGGAGCGCAGGCCATCGTGAACAACGCGCCGAGTGAGGCGACTTGGGATGTTGGGTTCCGGGAGGCGATGGTGCGCCTGCTGGCGTCCGAGGTCGCGATGGCGCTCTACGGGCGCCCTGACACGGCGGAATCTTACTTGAACTCCGGCGGCGCGTTTGAGACAATCGCCGAAGGTAGGATGGGATAATGCCTTCGTCGATTCAGACGCCTGCTGATCTCGTGAACATGAGCCTCGCGCGCATCGGCTATAAAATGCCGATTGGCTCGCTCTATGACGGGTCAGAGGCCGCGCGGGTTAGTTTGCGCATTTACGCGCAGACCCGCGACGAACTCCTCCGCCAAGACGATTTCGATTTCGCCGAGCGATCGATCTCCATGACGCTGCTAAAACAAGCCCCGGACGGCGGCTATATCCCGCCCGCCGTGTGGTCGAACGCCTATCCCGCGCTGCCCTATCTGTTCGAATACGCCTATCCTGCGGATTGTCTCAAAGTGCGCGCGATTAAGCCGCAAGCGATCTTTGTCATGGACTTTGATCCGCAGCCGGTCGTTTACACCACGGCGAACGACAATACCTACAATCCTGTGCAGCAGGTAATCCTGTGCAATGTGCCGAACGCGATTATGGTCTATACGGCGCAAGTGACCGATCTGACGGCATGGGATGTCGACACCGTGGAATCGTTCGCGGCGGCGCTAGGGCGGCGGCTCGCGCCGGTGCTGGTGGGTCTCAAGGCGCTGCAACCGCTCGCCGCCGACGAGCAAGCCGCCTTCGGCGTCGCAGAGAAAGAGCAGGGGTAAGCCATGAACTTGCCCGCTGATGTAGCGAACCAGGCCCTTGACGCGATAGGTCTGGATTTCACAATAGGCGACTTGCAAGAAGGAACGAAGCCCGCGCAGGTGCTTTTGCGCGCCTACAGCCAATGCCTTCGTCAGTTGCTTCGCGCTGTACATTGGAATTTTGCTCGCAAGCAAACCCCACTCCTGCTTC